GCGCACCCATTTTTTACGCACGTCCAGCGTCGGCAACACCACCAGCATCGGCGCCGGCGCGTGTTCCATCACATACCCGATCCAGTTCAAACCGACCTCTGTTTTTCCTAGCTGCGCGGCAAATTGCAGCACGATGCGCTGCGTTGTTGAGGTAGCGCTCAATTCCTCCATGATTTCCTTCAGGTATGGCGTTCGCGTTGTTCGCCACTGACCAGGCTCGCCGCTGCCCTTGCTACTGAGCACGCGGTATTTCTCGGCCCAAGCCGCCACCGTGCGCACCGGGCGCGGCTTGCAGGCTTTGGCTGCGGTGCCTAGCAAGATCTGTCTGGCGCTTGGTATGGCGGTTGCTGATTGGCGCTGTGTTTTCATTTGTGGTTATGCGACAAATGTGTCCGTTAATCCCTAGTTAGGTTTCGTCATCGTCCGGGGTCATCATGTCCAGCAATGCTTGTGCGTGCTTCATGATTTCTACCGCTTTGTCGTATTCCTCATCATCGCCCTGGTTGTCGTAGACATTCACCATTGCACAAGCCAAGTCTTCGCAAAGGTTTTCGATCATGTCTTCGTCGATTTCATCCGGTGTATTGGGCAGGTAATACATGGGCATTGGTAATTTCCTTTTGTGAGTAAAAACCTAACAAGTCATGCAACGCGACGTCGTAACCACCGCGCGCTCCACGTTGCACCGAGCGTCGCGCGTTCATAGGTGCGTTATGCGCTAGTACCAAGCCACACAAACGACATTCCGAAAATGGTCACGCTCGCCACCATTAAGCCGCCGAGCTGATCAGGTTCCCATTCCCAGGCAAATAGTTTGTCTGTTCGGTCGCGTTGTATTTTAAGTCGCTTCATTCGTCGCCTCTTTTGGGTCATGTTCGTAGTCACAGACAGATTCATGGTTAGAGCAAAACCGAAAGCCGGTCGTCGTTACCTCTACCATTCTCATGCCACAACATGGGCATATTTCATCTGTCAGCGTATGCACACATCTGCCGTTTCCGCAGTTCATCACGCCGCATGAGTAACTTTCTCGCTGTTCAATGTCATGTAAACTTTTCATACCTGTTAACTTTCCTTACATATCCAGCAGGTAGCGCATAACAAGTCAGTCGTGTGGACCCTCGCTTCGCTCGGGCCGCACACTTCAATCGTTAGTTGCTTCGCAACTTTGCCATACAAACCAACTCTAAAAACTCCGCAGGCAGTGTTTCGATATTCGCCTCGTCATACTTGATTCGAGGCCAGCCCACATCATTGTGTCCAAGTACCTCTGCTAGTCGACCCCTGCGCTTTCCGTGAAACGTCTCTTTCTTAACTCTCACGATGTCGTGAATAGCAAAATCGCAACTAACAACTGCATCATGGGCGGACGCTTCAACCCCTGCGGGCTGTTCTTGTTCAGTGGTTCCGTTCTCGTTCATCGTGTTCTTCTCCTTCGGCGCAAGCGCCGCATATGCTTGGCGTTATGAGTTCGAGTAACTGGCAAGTCTGCCGTTCTCAAACTCAAAGAAATCATGCCCACGCAGCAAGCTATCAAGATCGGTTGATTCAAAATTCCAGTCTGGGTGATATATGTTCCGGCATTCGCCTACAAAAACATATTCATATTCCCAATTTTTTCGCCTTGTGTACTTTATCTCCAGTTCAGCGAAGGTGGAGCAAAGTTTATCAATGTCACTCATAACAAGTAGCTCGTTCGGACGTTCCGCTGCGCTCCACGCCGCACAGCATTGGCGTTAGGCGTCTATAGGCACGCCGTCATGGTCGAACCAATCAATAGCTTCCGGCCTATCGGCGATGAAATTCGTCATTACATTTGCAGGTCCAAGTCCGCTAGTGGGTTGTTTTGCCATCCACTCCAGCATGATCTGCATTCGGGCGCCGCGTTGGGTGGCGAGTTTCTGAAGTCGCAAAACCTCGTCCTGTAGTTCTGCGTTTTCCTGCTGCCAGCCTTTTATGCTTAGCGCACCGTCTTCTTTTCGTGGCTTTGGCGAGTATTCGCCTTTCCCTGGCAATGGCTGGTAGCCGTTGCCATTTCGTCCGTTGTAGTCGCTCATTCGACAATCCCCTCCCGACAATGCGTTAACTCAGACCACCTTGTGTCGTAGTTGCACCAATCCACCACCGTTCGCCAGGGCACGCCGCCCAACTGGCGGCCAATGGCGCTGTAGCTCATGCCAAGCGATCGCGCATAGCGTGCCATTTGAACGGTCTGGTCGTTGTACTTGGCACGGCCGTGCCATGCTCCAACCCGGTGGCCGGTATGGTTGCGCTTTCCCTCTTTCATTTCAGTTCGGTCCTTGCCCATGCCGGCACGGCGCGCTGATAGCGCAACCAGAAAAAGCGAACGCGCTGCCGGTGCTGGTTGATCGCCTGATTCACATCGGCATGGCCTTCCAGGTCGCTCATGGCTTGGTCACAGGAGGCGGCAATATCTTCACGATACTGGCGGTGCGCCTTTTGGTAGGCGGCGTTAATCGTTGGCATGTTGCCTCCTGCGCTTTAACTCGCGCTCGATGTACCAGCGCGCTTTTTCCAAATCTTCGATCGCGTCGTTCTTCAGATCCGCCCGCCAGATGTATTTCACGGCGTTGCCCAGGCTGAAACCCATGTGCTCCGTCACCTGAATGCACTCAACGCCAGAAGGATGGCTCGTGTAATGCGCAGGATGGTTAACCTGGTCTTGCGCCTGCTCGGCTTGTTCGCCGTGCTCCCGTCGCTGCATCTCGGTATGCAACAACCCTTCGACATAGGTGGCGCACGATTTTAGCGATGATTTTTCGAGGTTGGGGATTAAGTGCGCCAGGCTGTTGCTCAGCCTGGCCAGCTCGCCCTGCTTGATGTTTTGCAGGCCGTGGTTTTTTGTCGTCATGCTAGACGCCCTCCATTTTGCGATTCATGGTGCTGGATACCTCTTGCAGTATTTCTGCGGCGGCATCTTCCAAACTGCGGTGTATTGCCGCCGTGTCGCCGCGATGCGCGGACAAGGCGCCAGCAAGCCGATCCGGCAGGCTTTCGTGCAAGGTGCGCAGGATGGTGAAGGTTTCATCCCAGATGGCTTCGACCTCTTTCCGGTCCAGTAGCGCGCCGGCCTTTTCATCCGCTTCCATCTGCGCTTTTTCTGCTTTGGCTTTTTGCAGCTTGTAGGTTTCCAGCTTTAATGCGGCACTGATTTTTTCAACGCCTTGCAGCGAACCAGGCATCGCGCTTTGCTGTTCTGCCATAGGCGGCGGCGCGGCTCGCTGTTCGGCCTTTTCCGCCTCGATCTGTGCCTTACGCGCCTGGTGATGTGGTTCGGCGCTTTCTGTAGCCTCGCGCATCCGCATGGCGTCTGCCGGGTCAATGCGCCCATGGGCATTTTTCCTGATGCGGCCGTTTTTTACCCACTGACTGACGCACTGCGGCGTGACACCGCATAACCGGGCGAAATCCGCTTGTGTGATGCCTTTACTCACTAGCCCGCACCTGTCTACAGCTGTCAACAAGTTGTCTACAAACAAAAACCCACGTTTTTCCTAGCCTGTCAACGCCGTCAACGCTGTCTACGGCACTGATCGCGTATGTGAGAGCATGTTTTTTGATGAAGGATTCAAGAACGCATGCGCACGCACATGTGCGCGCGATGGCGTTGACGGCGTAGACGGCGTTGACGCGCCTTGTTTTCACTGGATTCCCGCTTGTAGACAAGTTGTTGACAGGCGTTGACAACATCAGAAATCCCCACCCGCACCGGCATTCACGGCCTTTTCAAACGCGAAATAACCGCGCGTCAGCCACTTGTATTTCGGCTCACCAGCACGCTGCGCGTGCGTTGGCTGGTCGGAATCTTCCGGCGCCAGCTTTAGCGCGTTGCTCATGGCCTCGTCGGACGGCACCACCATCCGGCGCATTTTCGGCTTGGCGCCTTCGGCCAGGTTAGCCAGCGTCCGCTCCACCTTGCCGGCTGACCACCCGTGCAGCTTGTTGATATACCCGATGAACTGATTGGCCGGGCGCGGCCGGATCTCGCCATGCGCGCGGCACCAGCGTTCATACACGTGATACAAGGTGCTGCCGTTGGCCGGGCACAATGGCAGCGTGTCGCCTTCGGCGTTTTCCAGTTCCAGCGCCATCCAATCGCGCACAAAGCGTTCCTCGCTACTGGCAGCGCGGTCGATCAGTTCCATCTTGGCGCGCGTCATCGGCGGCTTTGTCCACGGTTTGAAGTCGCCCAGGTCAAGATTCAGCAGATAGTGATGCAGCGCGGCAATGCCGCCGTTTTCGATCTCTTCGTTGACCATGGCGAAATAACCATCGTCCAGCTTCGGCGGCACCCAGATCACCACGTGCCGGCGGTCGTCATTCTCCAACACCAATGGCATGTGCTCGTTGGAGAGAAAAACGATATTCATCTGGTTCTTTTCGGTATGCGCGGCGATGTTCTTCGGGTTCACGCGGATCGTGTCGCCGGTGATAAAACCCTTCAGGCGGTTTTTCACGTGATACATGTCCTGGCGCGCAAGCACCTCGTCGGCCAGGATGAACAGCTTTTTCTCGGCCCAGTCGGCGTTGAACTTGTCTTCCAGCGCTTCCTGGCCTAGCACCCGGCCGTATTCGCCATAAATAGCGCCATAGGCTTCGAAAAACCGGCTTTTGCCGGTGCCCTGCGGCCCATGGATAACCGGCGCTGTGTGCATCTTCGCGCCACGGTTTTGCAGGGGATAGGCCAGCCAAAACAGCAGGTATTGATACACCTCCTGGTAGTTGTCCTCGTTGGAACACAAATACTCCAACAAGCCCAACAACGCATCACACTTGCCGGGTTTCGGCTCAGTCGGCCAACCGCCAAACAGGTTGCAACGGATGGCCGGGTCGGATTCAGTCGGGTCGAAACCTATCTCGGTATCGCGCGCCACGCGCCATAGTCCATGGCTGCGCATTTCATCCCATCCGTGGCGCGGCAGTAGGTTCTGCACGTCTTTTTTGTGCACCAGGCGCCGCTCGACTTCATCGAACAGCACATCCCCGCCCATGCCATACGTGCCCCAATAGCGCCGCACACCTTCTTCCGGCGTAATACGGGCGACCATTTCGCCGCCATCCCCGCTCCCCTTAATAGGAGGCACCCCGCCGCGCGGCGTAATATCCCATTTCAGCGCTTCGAGTTTGTCACGAATGGTTTGCCGTACCAGGTGATCGCCGCCCTGTGGAAAAAGGCGCAGATCATTGAAGTCGGTCAGCTTTTTGCCTTCACGATCGGCAGGGAATACCGGCGCCACCCAGGCGCCGCCGACCTCAAGCGCCGCCAGGCTGGCGGCCGCGATGCCAGGATTCACCGCATCATGCGGCTGGCCGCAGTACTCGCACGTTGGAGAATCGATGCGGGTTCTTTCGCCGCACGCTTTGCATCGCTGAATGTAGTCGTCATCGGCACAAACCAGCAGGCGGATCTTCGGGTAACGTTTTTTCAGCGCCACACACACCGGCTTGAGGTTGTTCGCGTCGAACGCGACCACGCACGGCAGCGCTGTGGCTTCGTTCAAGGTGGCGCCGGTGGCAAACCCTTCAGCCACCAGGCACACCGCACCGTCCGAAACCATCCCGATCGGGAAAAAATGCCCTTGCTTGGCCAGGCCGGCCGGCCAGTATTCCTTGTCGCGACCGGTTTTCTTTTTGCGCGGGTGATGGCTTGGCAAAATGAACTGCAAACCATGCACCCGGTCATCCGTGCCCAGCATCGGCAACGCAATCGATCCGTTTTTCGTGTAACGCACGCCGTGTGGTTCGATTTCCTTTCGCTCCAAGTAATCAACCACCGCGCCAGCCGGCGGTGCTGTCAACAGCTCGGACCATGCCGCTTCGGCGTGTCGGGCGGCCCGCTTCTGCCTGGCCTGGCGTTGCGCCTTGGCCCGCTTTTTGTCTTCGGCAATCCGCTTGCGCAGCGCGGCCTGCTCTTCCTTCGAGATTTCCTGATCCTTGCCCAGCTCGATTTTTTGCGCGCCGTTGTCGTTGCCGTGCCATACACCATAGGTACCAACCAGGTACCGATTGCCGCGTTGGGATTGCCATTCATGCAGGCAATACCAGCCGCGCTTTTCTTTGTCTTCGGTGGTACGCACCCGACGCACAACACCATCGGCAACAATGCCGCCGTTGATCACCAGGCCAGCGCTTTGCAGCTGGTCAATAACGCTGTCGTAGTTAATCAAGGTTTTTCAGGGCCAAAAAAAAAGCGGGTTGCAAAAACGCAAAACCGCTAAGTGTTGGTTTTTTATCAACTATGCACGCACCCCAGAACCTAGCCGAATTCCGCGGCGATG